ATTCGTCTGAACCAGCAGTTGATACTGCTTTAGTTCCGTTAACTGTTGAGTTAGCTGAACTTGCTACAGCATTATTAGATGCCTGTGCAAATCCTGACAAGTAACCAAGAACATCTTGGTCATAGTTGTCTTTTAGTCTGTAACCTGCTCTATCACTTGCTAGTGAAGAAAAGTTTACATGACTGTGAGCTTCTTCAATATCGTCTATTTTAAAAGCAAAGTAGTTTGCTTTATCAATAGTCAATGTAAAGTCCTCATCGTCAAGGTCTTGAGGTTGCACATTTGCACCTCTAGCATATTCCTTAACGGTGATTTCTG